GATCGACGTTTAGTAAAGGTTGGAAAGACCAGTTTATCCAATGTAGCAAACTCGCCTAGCGTATAAATTTTATAGTAGGCTGGGTTAGTTTGTTTTAAGTTCTCAATCGTTGCAATGTTATCAGCGTCCAAGAAGTGATTATCCTTGTAAGTTGATTGATGAATTGATACTCATTCCGTATTAACCTTTGCTTTCGGATCAAACCATTGCTTGTAGGTCCAGTTCAACTTACTAACCGGATTAAACATACAGAACAATTGTCGTTTCTTATGCTTAGGTTCACGTAGACGAAGAGTAAGCTGCGTAAAATCATCTTGATTAAACTCAGACGCTTCCTCCATGACAACATCAGATAATCCTTTAATTGATTTAATTTTTTCCGGATCATCCATTCCTTTAAATAGAAAAACCGCACCATTCGGTAAATGAATAGTACGGTTTGATTTATTAACTCTACATAACGGAAGAAGTTGCCAGTTAGATAAACAATCAATTACATCAGCAAAGATGGATTCTTGAATTGTTCGATCAACTTTCCGAAGCCATAGCACTTTACGGGGATGTTTCCAGTGTTTGAGTGATTTAAGTACCACCTTCTGCACCACACCATGAGACTTACCAGAGCTTGCTCCTCCGTACCAGACTTCGATGAAATGAGAATAATCGAAAAGGTTATCGTAAATTTGTTTATTAAATACATTAGCAGGTTTGGGGAAATTAAGATTAATCTTCGTCATCATAATCCCCCATTCCCACATCAATCTGAACATCACCAGAAATAACCTTTTTATCAGTCCAAGCGCCGTGTCGCTTACCGATTAATTCCGCCGCTTTAATACGATCTTTTGCTGACACTTCAACATCTTCATAAACACCTTTAGCAGTAGCAACCGATTCTGTTTGCTCACCACGCATAACCGAAGAAAGATATTCCATCACTTCGGTCATATCAGCAGTCTTTTCGGACTTAATTTCAGCATTGCGTTTTTCGATAGCAGCTTTAATGACAGGTTTTGACAAGTTTTCAGTAGCTATTCGATTAGCCGTTTTCTTAGAATATCCAGCTTTAATCGCAGCTTGAGTAGCATTACCCGAAATAATGTACTCATCGACAAATCGTTGTTGCTTCTGTGTTAATTTTTGAGTAATGCTACTCACCTCCTTAAAAATAAAAAAACCAGCTGTTAAGCTAAACTAATTAAATTTTTTTGAATTCTTTTCTATAACTTGTAAAGCCGAAGGATGTAATACAAAAAGAAATTCCGGATCATTTATATCCTCGACTTGGCTTTCTCTTACTATAATTTCATTATTAAGTTCCATAATTACATCCATATTAACTAATTCAATAACATTAGTATCATTTTCTCTTAAATATCCTTGGTGATATTCATTAGCGTAAAATTTCTTTACAATTGCCAACTTTTTATCAGACAAACCTAAAATATATTTTTCGTAATCTCTTTCAGCTTTCCATCTGTTATATTTGTTTTTACTCCATTCGCATACTTCAATTATTACTTCTATTGTTAATGAGGCTGCAAAAAATAAAGTAATTAAAATAATAATCCAAGAAAACTTATTGTAAAACCAGTTCATATTATATTGAATTAAAAATGGTTTTAAGCATAAAAGCACTATTCCAAAAACAACTCCAACAAATTTAGTTTTTGGCTTCATACTCAAAGCCTCCAAAAATGTTTTTAAGTATTCAATCATATAAAAATCACCCAACTAACTATAATACAAAAGCCTAGCTGCAATAGCTAGACTTCTTTCAGGAGATTAATATATGAATATCGAATCATTCGACAATATCATTATCACATTTTTATCAAGGATTGCTCATTCAACAATTACCCATCAATTTATCATTCCTCATCTGGATAAACGTGTAAGTCATCTATTTCAGTGTGAATACCATGCTTAACTAACTGAAATTCAAAACGATCAGCAAATTCACACAATGCTTTTTCTTGTTTTCGACTATATGTTGATGAACTAATACTTAATTCCCTGGCAATGTTATACGTTAGCATTTGATCTGAGTAACGACTTAACAATATCCGTTGCGATTCCTTTGTCATGTTACGCATTGCACAGCCCACACAATCGACTACTTCTTCTGCCAGCCAAATATTCAACATTCGGCTTTCACTTCCATTACCATGACTGGGCGCTTTGGGCATTCCGTCCATTCCAGGTGACTTCAAATCAAATCGTTGTTTCCCGGATAAAGCTAGATAGCGATCCAGCTTCTTTTCCAGAAACTCAGTAACCTTCCGTGCAGTTTTCAAACAATCTATATCTAAGTTCAAATCTGTTTGCATGATGTACCCCCGCTATCTGCTATAATGATTAAGGTTAATATTTTTGAGTAAGGACACATCAAGCGCGGTGGGCCCTTTTTATTATGGATTTTTCTTACCAAGAAGGAATCCAAAAACAAAAACAGCGAGTAAGAGTATTGATAATAAAATCATGATAAATCCTCCGGCTGAACATCAACTGGAACGGTAAAATATGGATTCCCACTAAGTTCCCGAATTGTAAACTGTTCAGTTAATTCGTTATGACCAATCACATAATACTTTCGGCCATTATAAAAGACTGGCACATTGTTTTCTTCATGCTTTAATGCTTCTTCAAATGTCATATATCTCACCTCGAATTAAATAATAAAACAAGCGCTCCAATTAACCATACTGCAAAAGCAAGGACATACAGAACTCTTTTGAGTGTAATTTTCTTTTTGGGTCTAGTCTTAGTATTTTTCTGAACTTTAGGCTTAGTGTTTTTGAATTCTTTGATATATTCACCGGGATAAGTTCTTTTCTCACCTAATTTAATTGCAATTATTTCTGCTTTAATTTGTTCGTCACTAATAGGTATAACGGGAATTTTTGTAATTTTAGCCGAACTATTATTCATGTGCAAATTCGACCCAAAAGCATCCCAAACATCCTGATAAAATTCTTTCTTACCATTTGTCGCTACTTCATAAATAAATGGCTCAACTGGATAAGCTTCCAGTTTTTGGTTACCGCATTTAATTTCCATTAATTAATCCTCTCATAAGTCCGTTCAAATATATCTGGTTCAATTCTCCAGTGTTCACCATCAATTCCAGTAGCAATCCAATCGCCTATATTTAATATCGAAGCTCCCTCTTTTGTGTAAAAACTATATTCATCACCTGGAGAATAGTACTTAATGTGATACTTTCTTATCATTTCATCAGAACCATCAAATTGTTCAGCTTCAATTAAGGCTGTTTTTTTGTATTTGTGTAACATTAGATATCACCTTCATTAAGAATTTGACCAGACGCTAATGCTAAAGCTTCATCAGCCAATTGGTGAAGTTCCATAATACAACCACCGTCAAACGCATATGGGTCTGATTCGTCATAATAAACTTCGTCTAGTTCAGCTTGCTTCTTGCGTAATTCAGCAAGCTTTTTATCAAATCCTTCTTTAGTCATTATTCTTCACCTCCACTAATTCCTTCATTGTATCAATTGCAGGTGCAAGAGATGGATTATCATCCTTAAGCTGTTCTAGTTCAGACTCGGTAAAAGTTCTAGCACGTGTTCCCCATTCGACAGTCCAAGCCCCTCCCTCATTATCTAAATAATTCTTACCACCGTCAGAATCATCAATCCACCGCAAACGGAACTTCTTTTCTGGAAAACGATCCTTAATAGGTGTTCTAAGAAATTTATTAATTTTATTAGAAACAGTAATCTTGATACCATCTGGAAGTTCTTCAAGCTCGTCATTAATTCTGCAATCAAATATTGTTTTTGCATTAAAAGGGACTTTTACAAAAGTCCTCGAATTATAGGTAATCCATAACGATTTAGGATACTGATAAACATTTAACTGCTTATCAAAATTACGAATACTATTAATAAATTCATCAATTTTCATTATTCTTCCACCTCTTTGGCTTTCTAGCGCTTCGTTTCCACCATTGTGACCACTCGTAGCTAGTATGATCGTGTAAAGCCATCATATGCTTAACCTTAGCAATCTATCGCTTACGAGTGCGCTTGATTGGTTTAATTCTGGTATAACCACCTAAAGTAGCGTGCAAATCCTTAAACAATTTAGGACAAGATATTAATTTGAACTCTAATGTCTGATTAGTAAGCGTTCCAAAATGTACCCTATTCATTATCAAAGCTCCTCATTTTCTCACTTATTATCTTTTTTTGTTTTAAGCCCTCGTATAATCGCTCAATTGAGCGAAATAGTGCTAACGAAATAGCATGTAATTTTTGATGCTCTGTGTGAAGTCCATAGGCTAAAGAAAGAATTTGACTTTCTGAAAGCTGGGAAAAGTTTTTTTCTTCTAAATCTTCATCACAATAGATTTTTTCTAAAGTATCATCTAGCAATGAAACCAGGCCCTTTGTCCCCTAATGACTCTAATTTTGCTTGCTCAATCGTATCTTCTAAATTATTTAGTTTCTGAATTGTCTTTGAATCCATAACCAATCAATCCTTCCTCAACAATTTTTACTGCATCTCCAGCAGACCTAGCGATTCCATGAATGATTTCTCGCTTAGTTAGCATATCATGAAATCTAATTTGATCCGCTCTCGGCTTGCCTTTTTCATTCTTCACTTCAATGTAAAATACTTGATGATCTAACCAACGAAATCCATATAAGTCCGGGTGGCCACTTGGTACACCAGCTGAGAAAAATCTTCCATCTGGTGTTTTTACAGAACCAACATTTACTCGGAACACTGTGCACTGGTGCTTTGACAGCGCAACTCGGATATCGTTCTGGATTTTATGCTCACTCGTCATCTTCAAACTCCATAATGCTTTCAACCGCAGTAACTGGAATAATGACGCGATGAGGAACTGTTTGTAAATTCCGCATTGCTAATCCATAGATATATAATCCAGTTGTTCCGTTTAACTTAAATTTTCTGAGGATATCATCAATACCGCCCTCAGCTTCATAGAAATTTCCATTAATTGTAAAAACTTTTGTGTGCACTGTTTTCCCTCCTAAGGTTTACACTAGGTTGTCACTACTAAAAGTTACGATATGCTTACTCTACCAACGACTTAGACCTCGATTTACAGGTTTACACTATATTTCAACTTTTTATAATGCATAATATAGTATTTATATATATTTATTTTTATTATTAAATAGTGTAGTAGTGTAAACCTACCTCTCACAAATGTTGATATAACAATAACCATGGAGGTTTACACTAACGAATCTTTTATGTAAACCAGTGACAACTACTGTAAACTTTCCAATCTCCGATAACCGCGATGTACTATTCCTTTCATCTTCTTATATCCAGGTTTCCAATCATGCCGGTTATCCATTACATACTTAATCTTCTTTGCTAATGAACGATTCTTAACCAAATTATCTTCACCTAATTGATGAGCAATTTCTGAACTTTCAATCCAATCATCGTCCCAAGTGCTAAGAACCCGTTCAATCTGATTTTCAGTTTCATCAATATACATAAACGACTTCCGATTATCCTCGATGAGCTTCTGCTGCTCCTTCGTCAATTGAAAACTAAAACCCTCTTTGTAAAGTGCCACAGCTTCGCCCCAAAGATGGTCAACCATAGCATCATCAAGATCAGTTACTGGATTAGCCATTGCTCTGGACTTATCAGCCATGTTGGGTAAGAATCGTCGTTCACCAGTCTTATCTTTCAAATAAGTTGATTCGTTAGTTGTCCGGGCCATAACAAAATTCTTTGGCCGGCGGATTGTATGTCGTCCATAGGGTGGCCGAAACTCTAATTCTTCAGCTGAAATAAACTTTTTCAAATTCTCAAAGTCAGAATTATTAGTAGCGGTCATTTCATCATCATTAACAATTAAAGCCCGGAGCATGTTAGCAAAGTTATCTTTATCCTTAAAATCGGTGAATTGATCTGTATACCAACCATGCGCTAACTTTTTCAAGAGTGTGGTCTTTCCTACACCTTGGCCACCGACTAAATCAAACACCCAATCAAATTTACTTTCCGGCTTATAGACTTTCATCACTGCTCCGACTAAAAATAATTTTGTCTGCAATGTTGTTACTTCGCCACTGGGTACTCCCAAATAAACTGGCAAGAAATCTTTAATTCGTTCTTTGTGGTCCCAATTCTTGTAGCACTTCTCCATATACTCTTTTACGGGATTATAGGGATGTTGCCTTGCTTCAACTGTGATTGCCATATTCAGTAATTTTTCTTGAAACATTACCGCATATTCGTCTTCAATGTAACGAAGCATAATTGCCATGTAGCTATCATCAAGCTGGCCGTTTTCAATAAAAAGTTGCGGAATGTCTTTTACCACGTCAATTGAATAGGCAAATTCGTTATATCGAAAAGTGCCGTGCAACAACGGATCACCGTTAAGAATTAAGCCAACGTTTTTAAGGCTGTTCGTTTTGGGATTACCTTGTGCATTTAATTCAAATTCAATCGGTTTGCGAATCACATTATCCGCCACGTATTTCACCCCCGTTTCTCAAATCACGTCTTAGCATTGACTGGAATGTCCGGTTCACTTCTTCTTCTGGTAGTGGATCAGGCGTATTCTCATTACAAATCATCGCTAATTGATAAGCGGCCTTAGCCTCAACACCTCGAAATAGTAGTGCGCCAATCATGCCGGCCAAAGTTTTATTTCGCATTCCTTTATCGCCTAAACCATTAGCAATTGTTTCTAATAAATCAGTGGTCGAATTCCGTTCACGAGGCTTAATCACAAAATCATTTGGAGTGTTTCGCCGGTTACTCGCCCGCATCTGATTAATATTGACTACTAATGATTTAGGAGCAGTAACGATTGGATTCTTGTTTAACCATTCGTAACCCTCTGAAGGAGCGACGACAACATAATTGTTCTGATGAGCCTTAATGTCGACACCTGGTTGATAACCAATTAATTGATTAACTCGCATATCTGGCCGTTTCAGATAAAATAATTGACGGCCACTATGCTTGGTGGTTTGGGTTAAAGTTTCTGGAAAATACTTCGCTGGTAATTGCTTAATTGATTCAAAACCATCAATGTTATTGGCATGATTGCGATCAATATCAACTACGAAGAATTTATCTGTCCTTAAAGCAATCTGAGCATAGGGATGTTTTTTCCATACAGCTTTGATTTGTTCTGCAGTTAAAGCTGGTTTATCAGCAAATTTAATCAGTGGTTGTTTACCAGCAATGGGGAGGACACTTAATCCTTTAGCTTGATAAGCCAAAGCGTAATTAACTAAATTTTTCATTTTGACCTCCTAAATAAATAACGGGCATTCCACCCGCTCGGTGTTTAGGTCACTGCCTTAAATAGAATCAATACCAGTTATGGTAATATTCGTCCCATTCCTCTTCGTCTTGAATTTGTTGCTTTCTTTTTGCTTCTAATGCTTTCCGCAGCCCACCCTTAAAAGGGCATCTCATAATCTGTAACTTCCGGAGTTTCCGGTTGTTCTGCTTCATCAAAGTCATAATTACGGTATGGATATTGGGGGTTCTTCTTGTTTGGTCGAACCTTCAAATCCATAATCATGGTATTTCCTACTGCCGGTGCAAATGCTTTAGCCAAGTTTTCATAAATTAAAGTATCGTCATCCCAAACTTCATCAGGAATTTCAACACCTAGAATTGCTGCTAACTTAGAAACCAATCGTAAATTAGTTTCTAGCATTGGATTAGGATTACCCTTAGAAGTTAATTCATCTAATCCAATTTGTAAGAATTCTTTTTGGCCGGCTGATTCTCCATCGACAACTTCTAATTCAAAGTTAAGCTGTTCAGCATTCCAAGGGGTTTCATGGTTTTCTACTTTTGCAACTACAACAGTATACTTACCGCTTTCCAGTCCCTTAAATTTATTAACCGAATCATTCTTTGGATCAAAACCTTCAGTAGCTTTATTCATTGCATCTCGTAAACTCATAATTCATTAACCTTCCTTTACATTTTGCTTTTTAATTTTGTTAACAATTTCATTCTGTTCTTTTGTAGTGGTCTGCTTGGGTTTGTCAAAGACACCATTTACATGTTCCAGCACTCGCAAAATTGCCGGATCAGTAATATCATCTTTGACATAATGAATTCGCCGATCTTTAACCATCCGGATATAACGGTCACCATAGCGCTTAGTTTCAATTACTAAATCACAATTACCATTAACCACGTTGTAATATTTCTGCTTTAGTGATGGTCGGTCTTCAGTGTGGCCAGAAGATTCATCAGTTAGCATCATTAATCGGCTAATATAAACCGTATTAAGTGGCAAGGCTTTTAGTTCAGTAACAAATGCTTGAAAGACGGTATTAAATTGTGCATATCCCTTGCCGTAAGGAACATCCCCCAGCGTTTCCACTTCATTGTCATAACAGATAGCTTGTTCAATTAATGTGACAACATCATCAATCACATCAATAACCACTGTTTTGTAACCATGTTTTTCAGTACCAAGAGCAAGAATAATCTTGTCTAGTTGATCAATCACTGACTCTTTTAAGCTTCCATCGCTCTTTCGGATATTCTTTAATTGAATACTTGGTGCGGTGTTCATCTCGCTATTACCATCAGTGTTAAGAAATAGTGGACTTGGAAAACGTTCAGCTAGATATGATTTTCCGGACATTGTATCTCCATAGATAAAGTAATTTCTCGGAACTCGCCGTGCTTTCTGTGGTTTATTTGGTGGCAAAATACTCATAATATCAACCTCACTTCTTAATAAATCCACGCTGTTTAGCGTAGTGGTAAGCCCAGCCTGATTTGTAACCTTTTAATTTGGCATAGGCTTGTATTTCTTTTAGATTCTTCAATTCGTTTGGACGCTTGCCAGCAACATTATTCATAATTGCTGACGATTGAATTTTCTTAATAATCGCTAGTCGTGACTTAGTAACTTTTTTAAGTTGAACATTATCAACGACTTCAATTTCTTTTTCTTCTCCTAATGTTGCCCCGCAATAAGGACAAATATCACCTGTCCGATAGAACGATGCAAAACATGTCGGACTGAGACAGGTTTAAGCGTTGTACCCGATTGTTTATTTTTACCATTGCCTTCTAATGTCCATTGCCGTTTATCAGTAGGCAATCCGAATCGCTCAACGTTCCCCACGTGATCGATAATTATTGCAGTCTTACCTTCACGTGGATTCATTGAGCGCATTGCAAATTGTAAATATAACGATAGCGATTGGGTCGGTCGTAGCATAATGACACAATCAACATTTGGTAAGTCTAGGCCCTCTGTAAATAATTCTGCATTAGTTACAATTTGAATTTTTCCTTGGCGATAGTCCTCAATGATTTTATTCCGTTCTTCTTTGGGCGTTTTTCCGGAAACGGCCCTTGCAGTTATCCCATAGCCATTAAATGCATTAGCTAACTTAATTGCACTATCAACGTTATAGGTATAGGCAATTGCTTGCATTCCCTTAGCAAGCTTCAAATAGTGCTTAACCGCATTCCCGTAGATTTTAGGTTTCATTGCTTCTTTGATTGAATCAGTGTCATATTCACCAGTTCGTTTTACTTTTAGCTTGGCAGTATCAATGTAAGAAGGAGCGTAATAATCAACTGGTGCTAAAAAGTGATGCTCAATTAACCAAGGAACTGATTTACCAACGATTAAATCATCAGCAACATCAGTAAAACCCTGTCCGCCTAACCGATAAGGAGTAGCGGTAAACAATAACTTATAAGCCTTCGGAAAAGTATCAAGAATTCTGCGATATGATTTAGCCAGAACATGATGGGCCTCATCAACAAAGATTATCGCCGGTAGGTCTAGATTATTAACGTGTCGGGTAATCGTTTGAACCATGCCGATTTTAGCTAAATCCATATTTACATCATTAGCTTCAAACGTCTTGATAACCTGCTGGACAATTTCTTGCCGATGAACCACGAATAAGATACGGTTGCCCTTTGCCGTTGCTCGTCTAGCAATTTCAGCCATGATAACTGTCTTCCCCGTTCGTGGCGGTTGTTGAACCATGACGGAACGGTGACCAGCACTTATAGAATTCATGATGTTATCAATCGTTTCTTGCTGATAATCACGGAGTTCAAACATTATTTAATCACCGTATTACGGTTAGCTTTTAAGTGTGCTCCTGGTACTTCTTCTCCAGCTTTGAGTGCTTGGTAAATGGCCTGCTTGTCTGGCTTAGTAGTCGTCTCAGTGATTTTGAACTTATCCGGAAGTTTCTTATCACTATCGATAATGGTTGAGGCCTTGAAGTTCCGAGCACTAAGCAAGTGATTTTCAGTAGCTATTTTCTTAATACCGGCATCATCAAGAACATCAGTAATATATTTCTTGATCCAAGTAAGTTTATTTTTTCGGTAAGTAATTTCTTCTTCCCATGACTTCTTTTTGTCAGTCATAAAATCAATTTCTGACTTCAATTGATCCGCCCATGAGGCAAGATTGTCCAACTTGGTATTCCGATCATCCTTAATTGATTCCAATGTATCCTTTAGAATAGTTGGATCTAAGTCATCCCGGCTATCAAGTGTTTTATAATTGTCGTTTAATTCAAATAAATTCATTAGTCTTTACCTCCTAAAAGAATCGGTGCCAAAATGTCTGCTATTGGATCACTAGTTAAATGTGGGATCCCAAACTTAACCAATGATGTTGCCTGTGGGAAATTCTCAAGAGCAGTTAACATCATACCGGCCATTGCGCCCTGATCCGCGTCATTTAAGACAAGCACCCGTTCAACGTTTGAGTTCTTCGCGTTAGCAGCTAGGACTACTACATTTTCATAGTCAGGGCCTAAAATCTTCTTAATCTGTTGTTTCTTCTCTTCATTAGTCATTATCTTTACCTCCATAAATTCTATTTAGAAATTCCTCAAACGTTTTTTTGAATAATTCTGGATGATAGGTTAAGCTAGCAACGATCATCTTTGTCAAAATATCAATATCTCCAGAGATCCTGCCATCAAATTTATTTGGATCGTTTGAATTGGTTACAAGGTTGATTTCAGCTTTCTTCATTGCTTCCACCTCCGTAAACATTCTTAGTTTCAGTAGCCAGACGTTCTGCTGCAATTCTTAACATAGTTGCCGCATTCTCCATTTTGATGGCCATTGCCATTCGTTCTTCGGGAGTAGCAGCACTTTGATAGCGAACTGCCAAATTCGATACAAATACACAATTATCGCCAACCCTGGCATTTAACTTTGATAAATTAAACTCATTCATATATAATTACCTCGTAAAGTATTTATTTATCGGTACGACTGTTTGCGGCGGTCGTACCTTTTTTATTTAGTGGATCAAGAACCACTAGCAGAAGATAAAATGCTAGGATCGTCATCGCTCCATCATAAGAGCCAATCATTGAACAATACATGATCCAAGCACCAACGATTAGCGCAATTAACTTACTCATCCCCTCGCCTCCTTTCAATGTTTCTTCCGATACTTCTCTTTCAGTATCAATGGTTTATTCCGCTCATACAATAAGCTGTACACCAATGCATATAACAAACACATTGCAATAATTAATATTGGTAATCCGATTAACAACGCCACTTAACCACCTCCTAACGTGGCAAGGATTGGTTCCAATCAATATCTGCTTGATGAGACACAATCCAGGGTAATGCTTTGGTTACATTGACTCTGGCCGGTCGTCCTTGGCCAGCGTTTAAGTTAATTACCCACGGCTTGAAGACTGGTAACGGCAGGAGAAACATTCGGACCCATTCCTTATCCTTTATAACGGGCAACTGACTCGTAAATTCCTTGATGCCGACCCATTTATCAGCTTGAACATCTTGCTTAGGTACTAAGTTGTAACATTCCTTAATGCGCCTAAGAACCTCATCGGTAATTACCTGGTAATCTTGTTCATCTAGTGATGCTTGCACTCCATATCACCTCTCTTAGCCTTTTGTTCCAATACGGAACTTACGAGGCAAAAAAATAGTGTCAATATTAAGATCAAATAATTTACTAATAGCAAACATTTCATCTTGAGTAAATTGATTTTTACCATTTTCCTTATCACGATAAGCTTTGACACTAATATTTAGATAATCAGCCATTTGTTGTTGAGTCATTCCTTTAACATGTTTTCGTAAATCATATAATCTTGACTGCATATTATCTCTCCTTTCCGTTCCAAATTGGAACAATTATATATTAAAACCATTCTGGAACAAATGCAACTATTTTTTCCGAAAAAGATAAAAAATATTCCATTTCGGTAACACAAGTTATATAATTAGTTACATAAGAGAGGTACATAAAATGGAACTAAGTAAATTCATTGGTCAAAAAATCAGAAATTTTCGTGAACAACGTGGCCTTTCAGTAGAACAACTTGCAGACAAACTTGATACAACAAGAGCAACTGTGACTAGATATGAGTTAGGATCTAGAAAGGCAAATCAAGATGTTTTATTTAAATTAGCTGAAATTTTTAATGTAAATGTTGATGACTTTTTCCCTACAAGAGAAAAGAAACCTTCTAATATTATTTATCCTAAAGAAGGATTAGAAGTTGTTTCAATTCCAATCATTGGTGAAATTGCTTGTGGCGATCCGATTACTGCTGAAGAAAATATCGAAGGTTATACTGATGAAATCTTTGAAAAACCAGTTCCTAGTGGAACACTTTTTGGTCTTCGTTGTAAAGGTGATAGCATGGAGCCTACCATTCCTAATGGCGCATTAGCCATTATTAGAGAGCAACCTGAAGTTGAAGATGGTGAGATAGCTGCAGTTCTTGTTGACGATGATAACGAAGCTACTTTAAAACGTATTAAGCATCAAGGTAATTTAGTTATGCTAATGCCAGATAATAAAAACTATGATCCAATAATTCTTGATGAAGAGCATCCAGGTCGAATTGTTGGTAAATTAGTTAAATATTCAGTGACAATGGAATAAGGTGATCCAAATGAGTAAAAAGAGATGCTTCATATGTAATGATGCCTTAGGAATGTTAAAGGCTTCTTGCATTACCAAAGATGGATATTTAATTTGTGGCAAAGATGCCAACAGACTTGATCCCAAACGTCCAGCAAATACTTACCGTGTTCCAATTAAACTTAGCAATTTCATTAGTTCCCATACCGCTAGTGAAATTGAAAGTTTATTAGGGATTTCTTCTATCGTACCTTACAAAGAACATCCTGATTTGTATAAGTCAAAGCTATCTAAAGTAACTGAAAAACTTGATTCGATTGCTGATAGCGCTGGTAAAAAAGCTGATACTTTACAAGCAGCAATTGACGAAATCAACAAAGACGAACAAGAAAAATCGGATGTCATTAAGCAACAGTTAAAGGATGCCAATGTAGAAAATCTATTTGGTACTAAAAAGGAAATTAAAGCTTTACCAGACATAATAGATATTGATGGTGGAGAAAAAATACTTTATGCAGCTAATGCTTTTATTGAAACTCATTCTATCCTTGCAGTATGTACCAATAAGCGTGTAATTTTTCTTGATCACGGTCTAATTTATGGCAGTAAATCAACCGATATTCCCCTTGATATGATTAATGGTGTTTCATATTCTAACGGGTTAATGTTAGGATCCATTTCAGTAACTAACGGGGCTATTACAACTCAAATAGAAAACATGCAACCCTACCCTGCTAAAAAAATGGCCGAGATTATTAAACAGGCAGCTGCAGACTTTAAGCAGACATCAGTACAATCCAATTCTAGTAATGACCTTTCGCAATTAAGAGAATTAAAGCAACTACTTGATGATGGAGTTATTACTGAAGAAGAATTTACCGCTAAAAAGAAACAAATTTTGGAAATATAAGGAGTTAAAGAATGAAGAAACTTTTAAAAACACTTTTTCTTATCTTAGGAACTGTAATGATTTCAATAACACTCCTTATAGGTAATATTCATAGCAGTTCAACTAGCTATCCAAATATAACAACTAAATTTAACGTTGATAAAATGTCTAGTTATAACGAAGATGATTTATTTGCTAGTGTAACTTTAAAAAAGTTCTATGTTATTGGGGTAACAACTGACAATGTTAATCAAT